CAAATACCAGTACATTATTACTAGCACTCATGCGATAGAGAGTACAATACAATCCCACCGGAGTCATGGCACCTTTGATAATTTCATACTTAATACGTTTGTTTGACAGTTTATCAAACAACCCAGATTTTTCTAATTCATATTCAACACCAAAGCTCTTGCCAACTCCTGGGGGACCAACCACAATCATTGCCCGTACATCACCAGAAATAGTAGCGCGAGTCATCTGTTGTAAAATGTCAAATCGTTTTTCAATACGATCCATAACTTGTTCGTCTGACTCAATTGGTTCTGTTGCTTTAAGCTCTACTACTTTTTGACTAACTGTCATGTCTTCTCCATTTACAAATTCGATATCTTCTATGCTATTGACTTTAACTCTTACCACATCAAATTCTTCACCAAAGTAACCCGCAGATTTTACCGTAATGTATCCGCCCTTCGCACCAGTAGTAAACCCTTTTACCATCTCAAAAGCAAAATTGTTTGGTACTGTGCTATTACGATAAGTGCCATTTTTGATTAAAACAGTTGCCATTTATCAGCTCCTTCTTTTATTGTTGTTAATATACATATATTATAATATTAAACTAATTTTTGCGTCAACCGTTTTTGCCACTTTCATCATTTTAAGATTGCTGTCTGTGGCACAGATTCTAACGCCATTACAGTTATTTTCACCGTAAAGTACATCAATCCAAGGAACTGTTTTTCCTGCAGCATTTTCTGATAATGCTATGTTTTTAATTGTTCCGTTTAATTTACCTGCGGCACTAACCTAAGTAATTTTATCATTAACATTTAATTTCATTTCGGCTCCGTGTTATTAACTATATGCATAGTATATAGAAATTGGTAATATTTGTCAACCAAAATAGACGTTGTTTCTGTGTTTTTCTTGGCGTTTATACCGTGTTTTAAGTTCAACAGTACGTGATTTAAACGGACTGTTGTTCAAAAACAACACAATATGAGCCCTAGTTTTTTGCGTATTTTGTGCTTTATTTTTCATAATACAAGTATTATACAGAATTTGGTATTTTGAGTCAACCAAAAAATACCCCGAAAAACGGGGTATTCTGATGCCTAAATTATATAAAATTATTTTTTCTGGCTATGTTTGGCTACATCCTTACATAATTCAGTCATAACATCGTCTGAGTTGTCTCCTTTCGCCATATTATAAAGGCGGACTACTGCTTGAATATTTTTAATAGAGTACCCGTACCTGCTATTGATTCTATCAACGCTGAACCTGTTAGGACAACCCGTTTTCCTAGTTAGTAATCTACCAGATAATTCACAGCGTGGGTGTGTTATAACAAAGTTATACAACTGCCTCTTAGATAATCTGAAAGATATATTTCTAGCTGATGCGCCCGACTTTAGACTTTTGTACGTGTAATTTACAAAAAAATTTAAATCTTCCTCTAACTTACGATTGAGTGACTCTTTTGTTTTTTGTTGTTGTTGGGCAAATTTTTTAGGATTTTGTTTACGCCATTCTCGTTGATACTCTAATTGTTTTTTAGTCAGTGCCACAATTATTCCTTATCTATCATGTCTGCGAGACCACGTAAACGTTCAGCATCTTCTGCCCCGTGCATGGCATTTTTGGCAGTATTACATGGGTTACATAATATCTGATAATTTTCTAGACATTCTATTTGTTGTTCTGTCCACCCTAATTCTTTTGCTATACTTTTAGGTACAATATGATCCAAACTTGGTTGCGTATCCGGAGCCTTTCGTTTGCCTTTGATATTACCGCCTAAACTATAGTCCAAAATTCTACCGCACCTAGGATTGGCACATTTTTCATTACAAATAGATATCAAAGCATCATGTCCAACATATTTTACCCGGCTATTTTTGCCTACCCAAATATGACGCATGGCTACAGTATGTGGTTCTCCCTTATCTAAGGCCGCAACAAATTTTCTAAATGTAGATTGGCTTCCATAGGTTTTTTTGTTGTATCCAATTTGTATCATTTGATCACTACCATCTTCAAATCTTTGAATGGACGTTTTCCGTTTACTACATCAACACCCTTGACTTGTTCGTAGATACTCAGGATACCAGATGCCATCTTGCTTTCAGCATCTATGCTGGTAGTTTCTAAATCTATTCTACACTGATCCTGTACAGCGTTGAATAAGACTTTGGCGTCTACTATTCCTGACTCGTCAACATAGCGTACTTTTACTGTACGGATAATATCATCAAATAGATCAATAGTAAAATTGTCTGTATCGTTTAATAATTTTTTGATTTGTAATAAACCACGTAATGTATCTGTTTGGATGTATTTGGTTGGCCAATGTTGTAACATTTTTTCCAATCCAAAAGTTAAGTCTGCTAAGCCAAAGAAGTCACGAACAATATGTAAGTGCCCAATATTTGTAATACATCCTGCTGACCTTTTGCGATAACTAATTTTACAAGCGGCATCATTTACAGCGTTTTCTAAGTCTACTGCTTCCTGTACACCCATAATAACCTGTTGTTTATGAATAAAATAAGGCTTCATGGGTTCATTGTCTGTGTTTAATGCTAGAAGTTGGATTGATTCTACATTTTCATCATCGGATTCAATATAACATACAGGCAATTCTACCTCTGGCCCATATTTAAGAATCCATGCTATTCCGTGTTGCTGTCCGTCGGCAATATAATATCTATCTTCTTCTTTGCTGTAACGGGCTTGTAATGGAGTAACACATATAATATTCCATTTACTTAAAAGTTTTTTGATGTGTTGTGGTTCTGGCCAACGCTGTCTTTTATAGTTAATAAAACACTTACTGGCCGGCACCCAGGCAAATTGCAAATGGCCTGCGTATGCCTTGTTACTATTACTAGGAAAAGTTCCGCCAAAACTGTCGTTGACTGTTTGAGCTACATTTATAATACTTAATTTACTTGATCCAGCCGCTTGCGATGGATCGAATGCTTCCAATCTATATTTACCCACAATATCCCCTTATCGTTTACTTGAATTGAGTTATAGTGTATTTGTTTATACACTCAAAATAGTATAAGCTAATTAAGGGAAATAGTCAACCTATTTTGGAGGAATTTTATTTTCCTACAAAATTCAAAGACTTATTAAGCCAGGGAAGCACAAGGTCTTTTTGATGTAAGAATCCTCGTGCTAGTACAGATTTGTCTGCCGAGTCAGGCAGTAGTTTAGCTTCAACTAGGTCATACCAACGGGTAGTCTTGGGATCCATGGCAGGTTGGGTACTATTATATGCTATGGCATAGAGCCAGTCATCGTTGGGCTCCTTCTTAAAGAATCCTGATTTACAATCCCACCCGGCTGTGGCCAGCATGTGTATAAGGCTTACCATTGTGTGATGATAAAAACAACCGTCTGGTTGATTAAAATCTAAATCACGTTGATAGGTGTTGGTAGTTTGCGGCACTACCAGCATTAACATACCATTGGCGGCTGATATCTTACGCCAGTTAGCTAATGTTTGAAGTGGGTTTATGCAGTATTGGAAGGAATCATGGCACCATAAAATGTCAAACCCGTTTTCCAAACAAGCTAGTTCTCCTTCAAAGTCCGCACGTTGGTAAGTTATGTTTTTGTAAGTCTTCGCTGCCGGTAGAGAAGTATGTAAGTCTATGCCTTGGCATGATATATTCAAAGGTTTTTTGGCATCATCACGTGTGGTTCTACTGGCCCACCATTCAATATCAAGCCCTGATCCACATCCTAGATCTGCCACTGTATGTATAGATGCCATGAAGTCATCATATCCATACAAATGATTCAACGTTAATAAACTGTGTTCGTGTGCTTCCTTGTCATTTCTAAACATTATAGTCTTCCATTCCTGCTGCTTTAAGTCTTACTATCTAAATAATACCAATCTTTCCAGTTATCATTAGTATTTAAACAACGTTTTCGTATAGTAACTTCTGCTACTTTAAAATGATTAACTGCCGCGGTTACCGAAGGGAAAATTCCTTCTGGGGTTGAGATAGGTCTCGACCCTGGATGATTCGCCCCAGTTCTGGATTTATTTAATTGTCTTTTTCTTGCAGCTTCTTCGGGTCCAAAGATCTCTTCCCAGGTTTTTCCTTTCTTAGCCTTTGACATCTTTTGTTTCTGATTATCCGGTACAACCCGCCCAGTTAATTTTTTCCTAACTTTGTCCACACGCTCCTGCGAATATTTCATCCCAATTTGATGTTTATTCCCAGCGGCTTTTCTGTTAGTGGCTAATAACATAACTCTTGCATCGTTCTCTTTAGATAACCCTTTGTTCCATGGGGTATGCCCAATCATTACTTGTCGTCGATATTCTCTGAAATCTTCAGATCGTTTCTTTCCAGTCATTTTTTTCTTAGTCTCGACTGAATGGCCAAGATTGACAAATTCTTTAATCCCAGTGGCTGGATCTTGGTAATGTCTGTTTAATAATAAGGGATTTTTAATATTATCTTTAATTAACTGTTGTTCGAACCAATATGCATCCGTTTTGTCAAAAAATTCAGCAATAATAGTCGCAGTAAATTTTTTAAAATTATGCTTATTGATATAATTTGACGATGTAAAATATTTTATTCCCAAATCCTCTTCTGATTTTGTATCTGACATAACATTTTTATATCGATAACCATAGTAAAACTCCTCAGTTTCTTTATTAACTAATAGATAGACGTACGGCAGAATCATACATAGTTCCCCTGTGTACTTTATTTATCCTATCTATTAGTTTTTAACCCTTTTACAATATCAAATATGCTTTATATTGTTAGGTCTTCCATTCCGGCGACGCGAAGCCTTACCATATGTCCCATCATAAAACTTTTCTGTTCAATTCCTTTCATCACGCCAAGGAACTTATTCCTTAACAAGGCTACTTCGTTGATTATGGTTTCAAAATCAATAACCTCATCTTCTCCGTCTACATATTTTTCCGCGTCGCGACTAGTAAGGGCACGAGCATATCCTTCCAGATATTTTTGAAAATGTTTCCTGCGTATCTTACGTAGTTGTATGTTGAGATAGTTTAATACAGCTTCAATTTCTTGTAGCTGATTAAATCTATGCTCAGTAATGCCAGGTAAATTGGTGATATTTTTTTCTATCACCCCACCTACTCGACAATCACGTTTGGCATTGTCGAGCTCCTGCTCATAGTGTGCTATAAAATCTGGAATAGCACCTAAGTCAGCAGTTACACGGCTATACCACATTAGTAGTCCTCATCTTCCTCTTCTTCATCTTCTTCATCTTCTTCGTAGTCTTCGTGATCATCAAGATAACTAGTCAAAGCATTTTTGATTTCAGTATCAGTTTTAAACGTACTTTTAATATCATCTGCGTTGATGTCATTATCAATTAACACACTGACTAAAGTTTCTGCGGCATCATCACGATCCACAGTATTGATGTAGCGTTTTATTTCATTCCAAATTTCTCGAGATAATTCTACTGACATACTTATTCCTCCGTTTGAGTTTCTTCAGTGGGTACTGTTTCTTTTTGATTTGCAAAGTCAAGCATGACTTTATCTAAACAACCGTCTTCATTATGTTCCCAGCCTTTACGGAAAAATTTAATAATTTCACCATCGCTTGTTACAAACATTAGTCGATTGCCATCTTTTTTCAAAAGTCCTTTTTTCTCAGCTAAGTCAGTTAACCCGCTGTATGGATTCATTCCAGTTTCATATGGAATTTTGACCTGCATGCCTTCGAATGGTTTGGCATAGCGAGTTTTCATAACCTTACAACCAGCACGAATACCCATTACATCGGATATCTTGTTGCCGTCTTCATCTTCCTTTAGCTTCATTTTCTTCATAGCTACAACAATACTGGATGCGTAGATAAATCCTTGCCCGCCTGAAATCTTATCATCTGGATCAAACATGTCTTGACTGGCGTATGTGTGATTTGTACATACCATGCCCACGTTATAACTACCAAACATATTGACACAGTTACGTACTAATGCTGTCAGCGCCTTGGGTTTACGACCCATGTCGCCTTTTAAATCGCCTGCTTCAAACTGATTCATATCAGTGGGAGTAAGTAACATACCCAAACTGTCAATAACAAATAAAACTTTTGGACGTTCACCGTTGGGCAATGTTTTATAATCTGACATAAATGTTGAAATAGTTTTAGCTACATCATCAATCATGGCCATACTTAATTTTAACAGTTTGCTTTCGCTAGTATCGACTCCCAACGCCTTTAACCAATTTTCATCTAAAGCATTTTCACTGTCAATTAATACCACAAAAATTCCCTGTTCCTGTGCGTTTTTTACAATATTGCCAGAGCAGATATAACTTTTACCTGCGCCTGATTCACCGGCAAATACTGTAACTTTGCCTAAGGGAATACCTCGGTTGAAGTCTCCCGAAATTAAGTAGTTAAGTGCGAAGTTGCCAGTGCTGATCCAATCTGTGGGATCATTAAACCCAATACTAAGTCCATCTATACTCTTAGTAATGTCTTTCCTAAATTTTGATACATCGAATGGCTTTACCATATTAAATTCCTTTGAATAATAGAAGTTAGCACAGGGCGTACCCTGTGCTATTTGGCATTACTGCTTTTGTCTTGAGCGAATCATTGCTAAAATATCTTCGGCTTTTTGTGTCGAAGGTTTAGCTGAGACCGGAGCAGATGCTACCGGAATGTCATCTTCATCGTCAAAGGAACTAGTCGGAGCAGGTGCTGTCTTAACTGCTGGCTTAGCCACAGGAGTGTCTTCTTCGTCATCTACTGTTGCTGTTGTTGACGCTGAACTAGCCGGAGCCGAAACGCCTGCTGGTCTAAAATAAGCTCCCCATCGTTCTACATCAAAACTCTGTCCGTCTACCGAAGCTTCGAACATTTCTTTAATAACTTTTAGTTCGACATCATTTGGCTTTTTAGGCAAGAATGTGCTTAAATCAAACAAACCATGTTTTTCGATGGCTTCTTGTTCAGCTTCAGATAATGCTGACTCTTTACGTGCCCATTTAGATCCTGAATAATCAGCAAAGCCACCTTTGGTACCTTTACTAATACGGAAATCTAATCCACGTAAATAATCTGTTGGTAACTCCTCAAGCTCTGGGTCCATCAACGCACCTTTAATCAGCGTAAAAATTTGCGGACCAATAATAAAACGACGAATTGGATTTTCTGGGGCTTTGTCTTCGGACATAGGATTTTCACGCACGAACCCTTGGAAAATGTAGTCACGCTTTTTCCAATACTTACGACCCATTTCTTCCAATGACTTGTCTTTAAACCAAGTGCGTACTTCTGTTAAAATAGGACAAGTTTCTTGCCACATTTCCATACATGGTACACGTACTGTAGTTTGTTTGCTTTCTAAATCGCCTTTGATACCATTAAATGGTAATCTAATCATAGCACGTTCTTGCCAAAAGAATGTATTCTTTGTGTTACCGTCTGGAATAAATCTAAGTGTGGCGTTTTGACCTTCTTCGATACTCCAGTGTGGATATATCGAATTATCACCTTGTGATTGTGGATTGTTTTGTTTGCTGTCTGCCGCTTGTAAGCGAGCACGAATTTCTGATAAACTGGCCATAATAGTTTGATGCCTTTCTGTTTTTAAGTTTGTGATGCCTATCTAAAATACTTTAGATTAATAGTTGCTTGCCTAGTAATTATACACGTCTAGGTCAGTGTTTACAACTAAAACGGCTAACTAGGTCAACCGTTTTAACTGTAATGTATTTATTATTTTTTTGCGCCGGCTAAGAATTTAATGCGCTCTACCATGTCGTCAGTATTGGCTTTAACCGCAGACATTTTACCTGAATGCCCGTATTGTCCTGCCAAAGGATTAGCAGTATCAATAATGTTAATTCCAGACAGACCTTTGATTCTGTCAATGTCTTCTAAGAAATTTCCACCGCCCACAGATTCCATACCAGCCTCCGTGCCAATATTGTCTCCAAAATTCTCGTCCATTTCGATGTCCATGTTGTCGTCAACGCCATATTCAACTTCTAATTCACGTTGTATGCGATTAAGTATATCATCAATGTCGTCTTCTGGATCAAGATGGTTTTCTCTAGCCACTGTTGGAATTTTTTCTTCTATTTGTTTGGCCACAAATTTTTCAACGTTGCTTTTGGGATTCATGTATATTTCATGAATATCCATGTTGCCTCGAGCTATGTCCTGTAGTAATAGATCAACTTCACTCATAGCACTTTCTTCTAAATGTCCTTTGTCCTGACTGCCTGTTGGATTATCTGCATGGATTTTTTTAATTTCTTTAGCCAAACGTTCGGCTTTTTCAGTATCACCTATTCGACGTGCCAAAGCACATAGTCTCTCCAGTCGAGCAAGATGCTCATGTTGTTTGAACATTACATCACCATCGGTTTCTTCTAATTTAAAATCATTTTTCATTTCT